TTTAGGATGTTTGAAGTATTGCACTCGCCCGTAAATCCAAATCTCTCCTTTCTAAATCCTCTGAATGGTGTCTGAGTGAATGACAGAGATTGCGGTGGATCATTCTGCGAGTTTGACTCATTAGCCTCCAGAACGGGATTGCTGCCGAATTGAACTGCTGCGTAAATCTTTTGGCTGTCGAACTTAAAGTCAATGCTTGGCTGATCAATTAAAGATGCAGAAGCATTGAGTTGATAGAAGTATTCAATCGGCTCAATCCTAATGGCTGGTCTATTGTTCGACTGCTTAAAGAATCCAATGCCTAAATTATACTTGGCTTTTAACTCCTTGTATAGTTGCTCAAATGTTACAACTATCTCAATGTCCTCGTTAGTTCTTATAGATCTTCCATTTGTGATGCAGACAATATCGGCATCATCAGGCTCTGCAAAAAAGAAGTCAGAAGCAAAGTCAACCAAGTTGTCGCTCATACAACTAACCAAGTGAGTAAAGGCATCGAATACCGTAACACCTCGCCCCCTTTCAAACACTCCGATAGGGCTTGCAGGATTAAACATCTTGATTAGCCTTCTTGCTGGTGGCACTATCGGCTCAAGATTCTTGGTTACTACACAACTAAGCGAGAATGGAATCCCCTTATTGTTGTTGATTTTAGTTGAGAATGATTCATCATAAAGTTTAGTTTTGACTCTGCACTTGTCTAAGTCGAACACCGTTTCAGTTACAACAATGTACCCATCCACCAATCTCTCCCAAGAGTTCTGACATCGATACTGAACTTGAACTCTAACAAGTTGGCAGAAGCTACGATCTACCACCTTCTCGAATAGGTATTGGTAAGCAGTGCCATCAAAGAATAGATCATTATTGAATGATACAATCCTTGCTCCTATTGAGTCATCCTCTGAAATGCTAAAGCCAAAATCTTCAGGGTTTAATGGCTGCCCCCGATCAATACCATCGATCAGGAATTTAATCTCTATTGCCATAAGTAACGTGAATCATATGAGTTGATGTTAACCACAGTCGACTTGCCTTTCAAATCCTTGCGAAGCCCCTTGATCTCTTTCTCCATCGACTTGCTATTGAGCGATGCGTTAACGGTTACGTTTGCGCCTCTGTTCTTAGCAGCAAAGTCCATCAATGCAGGGCGCACATAACGCTCATCTACATACTTCTTGAATGCTGCTGATGATCGGTTCATCGCATCAAGAGCATCCCGATGGCGAGCCACTGATGATCGGTTAACTACGAACTCGCCCTTCTCCGCTTCAATGATTGTACCTCCAGCCTCGTGGCTTCTACCTCCAACAATACCACCCTTCTTAAACTTAGGGATTGGCTGTGCTGCAATCAATGCGATCTGTGCTGCTCCAGTTGCAGCAGCAAACGCAGAGAAAGGTAAGCCGAATGTTTTTGGTGATTCTGCTACTGATTTAATCACTGCAAGAGCGGTGTCGATAGTTGCTTGAATAATTGCTGCTGCCTTTTCTCTTTTTGCTTGTTTGGTTTTCTCTGCTGCTATTGCTCTCTGCGCTCTAAATTCAGCAGCCTCACGTTGCCTGATCTTATTGCTTTCAAGATCAGTGGTTTGATTAATTGCATCAATCTCTGCATCCCTTGTCGATTCAATGTTTGCAATCCTATTTTGTGATACTTGATTTTGAAGTTCCAAGATGCTATTTAATGCCTTTAATGTTTCGTTAGCAATTTCAAAGGCATCATCAATAGTTTGCTCTGTTGTCTTTTTACGCTCTTCCCTGATTGCTTCTTCTGTTTGGGCATTGATCAAGGCAATCGCAGTGGCACTACCTTGCGCTTCCTCAACTCTTTTCTTAGCCTCTAACTCAATCAACTTGATTCTGCGTTCAAGGGTACTTCCTTCAATGATCTCTAAAGTTTGAATAACATTGATCTGATCATCTAAGCCAGCGAGGATTAGCTTGCTTCTTTCTTCTGCTGCCTTCTCAGCATCTTGCTTGGCTTTCTCTGCTGCTTCCTTTTCTTTTGCTGCCTTGTCATCAAGTGCCTTCTGATCTATAACGGCAATCTGCTTAACTGCATTCTCCTTGATTGCTGCAATGGAATCAGATAGCTTCTTCTCTTCGATTAGGTTGCCTTCGAATCTCGCCTCATCAAATGTTTTTTGAAGTTCTGCAATCTTGGTATTGCTATCATTCAAAACCTTCTCACGCTCATCGAGTTGATCATTGAATATTTCAAGTTCTGTCTTTGCTAAGTTCTCTCTTGCCTTTGCTTGATCTTCATCTGCTTTCTTTTGTGCCTCTGATCGTTTCTTTTGAGCCTCTATTGCTTTTTCAGTTGCCTCACGCTCTGTATTGTTTCTGATGACAATAATCTTAGCACTTGCATCTAATACCGCCTTAACTGCTGCATCGTTTACTTCCTTAGCCTTTGCCTTCTCCTCTTCGCTTAAACTGCTTATTGTGCCTGCCTTCTTTACATAGTCAGCAATGATCGCTCTGTTGGCATCAATAACGGCTTGCTCTCTTTGGATCTCTAAGGCAATGGTGTTTCGTCCTGCCGACTTCTCAATATCAATCTGCCTTTCAATTCTTTCTACCGCTGCATCGGCTGCTGCCGTTTGCTTCTTGGCAGCAGATTCAAAAGCAGCAGCAGCCTTATCCGCTTCATCAGATATTCCAACAAAATCTTTGATGGTATCGATAACGCCACCGATTGCCTGACTAACTTCTTTGAATCCAGGTATTGCGTTTGACAGTACCTTCTTAACTTTATCGAAGTTCTGAATCAATGCTATTACTCCGATAACCAACAAGCCGATCCCTGTGGCTGCTAATGCCAATCTAAAGACCTTTAACGCACCCGTTGTAGTTCCAACCACTAAACCATAGGCTGCTTGCGCGTTGGTCAATACAAGAGTCTTAATCTTGCTTTCTTCAAGTAGTAGGTTTGAGATCTGCTGCACACCGTTGGCGATGGCTGTGGCTGCTTGAACTTTAAGTAGGTTCTTTTGTAACTCTTCTGATTCACTGCCGAACAATGCTGCTGCACCTTGTGCTATCTCAAAGCCAGCAGCAAGACCTTGCGTGGCTTGAACTGCTGCATCGAACTTGAATGTATCTGATGCAAGGTTTGATACTCTTGCCCTTGTATCTCCTATCTGATCTTCAAGCCTTGCTGCTTCAAGGATCAACTTCTTAAACTCAGCCGTTCCACCCTTGCCTGCTTCTTCAAGTGCGTTGAGGTCATTACGCAATCCACGCAATACCCTTGTTAATGGTACGCCTTTCTTATTTAGATCATCAAAGGCTTTGGTTTGATCGGCAAGGGTTTTTCTTACTTCATTGCCAGCAAAAGCATTTACAAAAGTCTTCCCAACATTCTTATAACCTTCAGCTATCTTCTTAGAACTTTGTAACACCGATGCCTCAACAGCATCATTAGCCTTGTTTACTTCGTTGATCGTTGCCTTCAGGCTCGTTGCCTCGGCTTCGTAGATAATCTCAACTTTTGCTGCTGCCATTGTTTTGAGCCTTTATTTGAGCCTCAAATTTAAGCAAATAAGTTAACACATCCGATCTCATTAACTCATTGAACTCGGAGATTGATCCCCCTGCCAATGCCATCACTTGCTCCCTGAAGGCGTCTGTTGTTCTCTTAGCCCTGCTTTGCGGTGAGAACTCAGTTGGCGTAACGCCTCTTGTAGTTTGCGAATTTCGACTGTGTTGTATTCCCAGAGCGTTTGTAACTCTTCCGCTGAAATATTGAATAAGGGCATCAGCGGCTCGATACCCAAACTGTAAAAAAAATCGTGCGCCCCTCCATTGCTCAATTCCTCAAACAAGGTTAGTTTCTGTTGGTGGATGTCAGGGTTGATCTCGGCAGGATTCTCATCTGATCTTATGATCCAAGTAGCTGCGATGTTTAACAGTATATCCCGATGGATAACTGTGTTCTGCCGTTCTCTGATTACGTGAATGTATGCGCCCATCAATGCTGCGGTCTTAGGGTTAGCCAAGCCAGCAGCTAACGCCTTCTCCATTTCAGTTAGGATCTTCTCCATCTCAGATCCACTTAACCCGCTGCTCAATCTCTCCATCAGGGACATCGACATTGCGAATCGCTCCAATGGCATATTCACTTCTTTAGGGAATCGGTAGTAGGTGTGCTGCCCTTTCTTAAATACCTCAACTAAGTTATAGGTTGACTTTTTTTTACTGCGCGAAAATATTGATCGCAGTCGATCTCCTAATCCTTTGAATAATCTCATCAAGTGTATTGTTTGTTTTAATCTCTGAATTATCTTTTAGCACCAACACCGCCCCTGAATCATCCTCCTCCTGAAAGCAATGGCTGATGAAGTCAACATTGACAATCGCATCGGCTATCTTGCCATTGACACGCAGAACTTCATCGATCTCGTTATTATGAAAATAAGCCTGAACGATGATGAAGCCCGTCATATCATCTACCACCTTTGTACTGGACATTCGGCATCTGGCACTCTTGTCTTGGCAGGCAGGAAGCATCCACACTCTTTGCAAGTGTTGGTTAGCTTCTGATGGTAAGGGCAAACCACGCACTCCATCATCCGATTCCTTGATAGCTTTCTGCTTGCCTTCGTATCGAAGCACCACAGCATCCATCCGTTAAGGATCATCTTGATCTTCTTTAACATTCTATGCAGTCTAATAGGTTAATGACTCCAACATCATCAGGATCTGAATTGGTATTCACCACAGAGAATGTGATGCAACTGTATTCAACCTCGCAGATGGTGAACACCTCACAGCCTCGCAATGAGATCGTATAGCCTTGTAGTGGATCGATCTTCGCTCCGACAATGGTGAGCATTCCTTCACCATCTGATTCGGTGTCGTAGTAAGTTTGAATCTTGCCCGTTGCATTGTGCTTAATCTCCACAACGTAGGTAGAATCGGCAGGCACTACTCCGAAGGTAATGCCGTTGTTACAGTAGTCAACTGTGATGCCTGAATCAAAGCATTTAGAGCAAACACTCATAGGTATCGTTTTAAGATTGCGTTTACAAAGTAACGGAAACAATCTAAAAAGTCGGCACGCTCTGCGATGTTTTTACGATTGCTTTTTATGATCCCACCATTGGCATCGCATTGCACTTGCTTGGCATCGAATACAAAACCTTTGCACCGCTTGGAGTTGGCACGAATGTCTAACCTCCTGAGTGCTGCGTTACAATCGATCCTGCTGTTGTAGTGGGTAGGGTTGGCAGGGATCATAAACTGACTATCTGATAACCTCAACCTTCGCTTGATCTGAGTGTAGGCAGAAGAGTTATCTCTTTGCTGCACTGTGCCACCCTTACCCATTGCATCGCCTGTGATCCTGATCAAGCCCATCGGCACACTTAACGCCTCCACCGCATCGCAGAACGCATCCACGCTGCCCTTGTCGATCTTAATCTCATCCACCACTATCGCACCCCTGCCCACTTGCTGAATAACCAAAGCACATAACGGGTTAATGTTGAAATCGACTGACACGAACACTGGCAAGTTAGGATTGAGTGCAATGCTATCATCGATGTGCCTATCATCATTCCACTCGTACAAGAACGGGTTGGCAACATCATCGGCAATATCCCAATCGCCCTCAACGAATCGTTGGTATTGGATCGGTGGCAGTTCCTTCAGCGATTCAAGGTACTCGATAGGGATGTATGGGTTATCGGTTATCTTGGATGGTATGTAACTCCATCGGTCGGGCAAGGTGTTGCTGCGATACTTCTCATAAATGATTGTCTTAACCCAATTATTCGATGGATTGCACGTAGCCAAGCAAACGATGGGAGGCTTGCCTTGTGCCTTATTCCAACTGCCGATCCTTTCCTGCACCTTGTAGAAGGTTGGCTCTTGCAGTTCGTTCACCTCATCCAAGCCTGCGCCATTAACTTCCAATCCCCTAAATCGATTAAGTTCTTTGTCATCATCATAGCTTTCAGCCATAAAGATCAACTCGCTGCCGTTAATAAACTCAACGACCTGAGTGTCCCGATTCCAAGACTTGACATATTTTTCAATGCCCTCAGAAAGAATTGAAGTAAAGGATGGAAAGGTTGTCCGCTTTAGATCAGGTAGGCTCTTGCGTATGATCACCCATCGGCTGCGAGGGTATTGCAGAGCCAAGTAAGTAAATGTCATCAGCAGCCAATAAGTTTTGCCACCACGTTAATAATGCCCCCTCGCATTGCTGGGAGGGGCTAACCTCGTATAGCACCACCGAAAACAACCACTCGGTAGTTCCCGTTGATAGCCATATCGTAGGCTTTAGTTTGTGTTGGCGTTAGAGTAAAGTTCATAGTTCCTATTTTTTATTCCTCGGCTTTGTCTTTTATCTCTGTTCTGATGATAACCAATGGCTCGGTGGTGTTGATAGTGCTTTCACCGTTGTTGCTCCATCTGCCTCGCTGCCTATTCGATAGCCAGTGCTTGGCTGCTGCGGTGTCCGATGGTAGCTGCTTGTGAAGTTTAACGATCTCGCCATCCTTAGTAACCGCCTCCTCCACTATCGTAACTCCTAACGCTCGTTCATACATCGACCTTGCTACTTTGGCATCTGCATCCTCCTTCCCACGCATTAATGACTCTAAAAAGGTTGGATGGTCGTGCTTCCAATTGTGGATGGTTGCCTCACAGATCTCAAATGCTGCTGCTATCTGCACATCACTAAGCCCAAGCAATGCGAGATTGAATGCTCTCTCATCGTGATCAGGTGTGTAGTCTGTTGGTCTGCCAGTTTTCTTTTTCATTTTGCTCTTGCTTTGCGATACTTGTCTGCTTCCGCATAGGCGATGGCAACTGCTTGGTCTTGAGGGAAGCCTTCGCTTATTAGCTTGCGGATGTTCATCTGAATTATCTGCTCTGTATCCCCTTGAAATAATGGCATAGCTTTAATGTTTATTGACTTACAAAGATATTAAAGAATCGACAAACTGCGACTCTCCGAGCCTGTTGAGGTTATGACCTATGTCGACCATCTTCTTGTACTGCGATGGATAGATGACCAGCCGTCTGAGTTTACCTTCGATGTATGCCATCGTCGTGTAGATCTCATTGCCATCCCGATCTTCTGAATTGACTAAGATGCCGAAGTTGTATTGAGGCTGATCTGTTGGTAAGATGATCTTGTTGTTCTTGATAAACATCTTAAGATCCTTATGCGTTACCGCCACTGCTACATCATACTCCCAACTCGCTCGACTGAGATAACCGAAGTAGAAGTAGTTATCTTCCATCTTAGCATCAACGAAGATGCCTGCCCTGATTCTTTTGGTCATACAAGATACTTGATAGTCTTGAAAGGCATCACATTGCTATCGTTGTAAAGGTCGATGCAGTGTTCAATCACTGTTGTTATGCTCATCATAAATGCCTCCTCTGCCGATTCTGCACCGTATGATTCATCCTCTGGCAGCCAAGTGTTGTCAGATATTACTTCGCCCTCCCTGATGAAGATGCCATTAAGCAGAGTGCTGTTGCCCAAATATGGCTCTGTTGTAAATTCAAGATCGAACTCCTCACGTAGGAATGCACGCAGGCAATCCTTGCCGTTATATCCGATCTCTTTAAGTTTGCTCATCTCATCATCGGTGAGCAATAGATTAAGTTGGTTGCTGTTTAACTGTTTCATTTTTAAGGTTGATGGGTGAATGTATGAGTGTAGTATTGTTCTCCAAGTTCAAGTCCATCAAGTGCGCCTTCGTTAAAGGTTTCTATTAGATGATACTTCTCCATTTCTTTGGCTTGGTCAAACAAGTCCAAAAAGTAAGAACTAAATTCACTGCTTAGTTTTTTGCTGATGGCTTCTTGCAACCATTCAACGGCTGTTTGCTTGCTCATTTGATTAGAATTGTGAATAGGTGTCGATGCGCTTCTTAACGGTGTCGATGAATCGCTCCATCATTGCCGAATAGTAACTATTGAAATCTGAATGCCCTTCCTTGTTCGCTTCAAACAGCACGTACAAGGCTGCCCTTAATCGTTGGCTCGGTGTCTTGCTGCCCATCTCCGCTGCATCGATCTTCATTGCTTCAAGTAGCTGCTCATCGTTGTAGTTGAACTGCTCGCCCTTGAATGCCATCACACCCACACCACCCATCCAATGATTCATTAACTCGGTCATCTGCTCTGGAGATAGTTCCTGAGTGCCGATGCTGATCTTGATGGTCTTATCTCGCCTCGTTGCCACCGATTCGATGGCGCAAGGTATGGTCATTAACTTTGTCATTATGCTGCTGATCTATTACGTTCATTAGGTACTTCTTCACTATCTCCCTGATGGCTTGCTTATGGCTTGCAGGCACTCTAAATGTGATGTTCTCGGTCTGCTCTCCATACTTCGACTTCGTGCCTGCATTCGCCCTGTAACCGCCCCTTGCTTTTTTACTGACTTCCATTTCACAAAGATAGTGTTTATTTGATTATGTATTGCAAGTGGGTAGTTAAATTTAATCTTGATCTTCTTTGTCTTTTACTAACTCATAACCATCCCGATAACTTAGAATACTCAAAGTTCCAAATTTATGGCATAACAATGTTAAACAGCCCGTATCTTCTAACACAGTAAACTTATCTCCATAGCTTGCGCCTTTTACCCAACAAATTAAAACATCTCCTTTATTAAAACGTGCAGATTTAGCTTTAGATTTTTCGCTCATTTTCTTTTGCAGTTAATATTAAACACAATGCACTTAATCTTCTCATCCCTTGTCAGGTGATCGAGTTTTGGAAAGTGATGCGATAGTTCGGCATCAGTTAATTGATTGAGTTTGACTAAGAACATCAGGCTCTTTGGAGTTACCTCAACAGATTGGTCAGAATGGATTATCGTCATTGAATTGATTTGATACGTGGTTAAATGCAGTTGATTCGATTGGCACTGGAAGGTAAGAACTCATTGGCTGCTGATTGGCATCGTAGAAGTTGGTAATGGTTTCGTTATTCCTGAACTCCACAGTGCCAGTTGATCCCTGCCGATGCTTCTCAAATAGATAGAATGTTTCGTTGGTATAGGGCTGCCCGTCATCATTGGAAAGGTTGTAATACGATGGTCGATAAACAAAGCACACAGTATCGGCATCCTGTTCAAGTGATCCTGATTCTCTAAGGTCGGATAGCATCGGCTTCTTATCTGCCCTTTGCTCCACTTGTCGATTCAGTTGGCACAGTGCAATGATTGGGATGGCAAGTTCTTTCTGTGCTGCCTTAAGCGTTCTGCTGATCTCTGCTACTTCTGCCTCCCGATTACCACCCCTGAAGCCTTCCAATGTCATTAACTGCAAGTAATCAATTATCACCCACTTGCACAGACCCTTTCTGACTTGCTGCCTAATTACCCTGATGGCTTCGTGAACTCCGCATCTTGGCTTGTCGTAGATAGTGAATGGCATCTTTTCAACTTCTCCAATGGTCGATTCAAAAACGTGAAGTTCTGGTTGGTTAAGGCTGCCATCCCTTAATCTTTTGGAGTCGATGCTGCCCGTTGCATTTTGCAGGATCAATCGCTGACAAAGTTGTGAAGGGTTCATTTCAAGGTTGAAGTAGATCCCTGCTTCTTTGGATTGGATGCCGTGAAATAATGCCAGTGCAGTCTTGCCCATCGATGGTCTGCCTGCCAAGATTATAAACTCAGGCTGCCATCCACCCGTAAATCTGTTGAGTGCAGTAAGCCCTGTGTTGACTCCGCTTGTCTTGCCTTGTCGATTTAGTTCCTGCCGTCTGAAGTATGCCTCCCTTTCATCCTTGACAAGATCGGCAGTGGTGATGATATTGGAAACAGTCATACCAGTGTCCATAAGTTCGTTAAGTCGCTTGACCATCTCCGATGCTGTAACCTCTGCATCGTGCCGATCATAAAGACCTATTGACTCCTCAGTGATGATCTGATGTATTTGAGATTTAAGATAGGTATTTCTAAGTTCAAGAAGGATGGCTTCGTGAGGCTCAAAGAATCCTGATGTGATCTTGTCAAGTGATTTGCTGATTGTGATTATATCGGCAGTGTCCAGAACTTTGGCGATCTTATTCTCTTGGTTAAGGAAAGTGATGTCGATAGGTTGTTTCTTTTGATTGAGAGATTTGATGATGTCAAATGCTTTCTTGTATCTGTCATTGGTGAAGTATTCACTTTTTAGTTGAACGATGATCTCGTCCTTGTGCTGGTTGGAAGATAGTAAGATGGCGATCATCTTCTCTTCAAGTTCTTGGGATGTTATCATTTGTAATGCTCTGTTGATGATCGGTTAAATTGGATCTGTTGAGGTTTAGTTGGTGTGAATTTACTGTTGTTGCCATACCAACGCTTTAATCTTTTGTCAGTTTCCCAAGTTTTCTCAGTTGTGAATTTAGGTTTGCCAAGTACGTTAAGTTCACTCCAATATTCAAAAAAAGAGTTTAGCATTTCTTTGCTGTATTCAAGTCGGTTATCAAGAATCGATTGTTTGAAATCATCAACTGACCAATGCTTGTAAGATTTTGATTTGGTTTCGTTAGAAACACCATTATCTAACTTTACATTTTCACTTACACTTGCATTAACACTACCACTTACACTAACACTTACACTTACAGGTTCTTTGGGTTTTGAAATAACCGACTGGGTTTCTTGGGTTTCTTGATAACCCTCTTGGTTTTCTTTTGGTCTGCCTCCTTTAGTTCCATTAGTTCTTGCTCTATCAGCACGTTGCTCCCATTTCTCATTATCTCGATCCATAGTTGCACGAATAAATCCGAAAGGGAAAAATAGCGGATCGTTAACTTCTGGTGTTGATCCGTCTATCTGATACTTAAACAATAGTCGGGTAAGTTTTCCAAGTTGCTCATCTGATAAATGCTGAAGCACCTCAAAAGAATCTATGTAAAGAATAAAGGATTTTCTCATACCAAAACAAAAAGCCCCATACAAGCTGCGGTCAGAGCGGATCAACAGAATCAACTGCCTTTCCTCGCAGCCCGTATAGGGCGATAAATTTCTTTTCATTCAGGCTCTGACCTCTGAACTACCACAAAGATAAAAAATTAATAGCAGTTAACCGTAGTTTTCACAGTTACTTTTTTGCCATTCAATGTTGTACTTGTCGTGCCTTCCATTCCGACCTTAAATGCCTTGACATCTCGGTTGGTCATTCCGCACTTTTCTATTTTGGTCATTTGCGTTTGCGATTCAAAGCCAGTGGTTGTTGTTGTTACCCTGCAATCGTAGCACTTTCTACAACTTGATAGAGAGGCAAGCAGGATGAGAATTGATAGGGTTGTTTTCATATTGATTGAGTTTCTTTTTTAATTCTCTTTGATTTCTTTGCCAAATTATCAATGAAATTATCCATTGTTTTATCAGAGATGTAGTGATGATCTCTATATTTAAATACTCCTTGTAAATTAAGGTTATTTCTTAAATCAATAAACTGACTATAAAAGCCACGATCAAACTCATCCATTTCATTAAAATAAAATTCATCATCAGAGTTTCTATGAATAACTTTTTTTAATTCATCCCAATATTTTAAGGCATTGTGTAATTTAGTTTCAACACAATAACACCTTCCAAAATTCCCATAATATTGAAATTCATAAAAATATTCATCTTTAGAAAAATTAAAAGAATTTTTCAATGATGTTTCTTTTAAGCAAAGAATAGTTCTTTTTTCAAGATTTAATCTATCACAAACTAAATCAATTATTTGCTGATATATTTCACGAGTAAAAAGATTTTCAATAATTCTCGGTTGTTTAGAAATAGAAACAAATTCATTTTTACCAGTTGATATATTAAACCAAGAACTTTTTGATTCAATAAAATCGTATTTAAACACAACTGAAATCGGAATTAAATCAATAGTAAAATACATTTGATAACTCTGTTCACCTTTACCGCAAGTGAATATCTGCTGATTTTTAATTTCCATTAGTCAAAGTTTTTACCTTCTGCTTCTCTAAATTCAACATCATTGCCAGTGTTCATTTTATGCTCTGCAATTTTCATTAATGTCGTTGCTCTCTCAAGTTCATACTTCAATGAGTTGTTGGCTTGCTTGGCTAAGTTAGCCTGAGCCTTTGCTTGATCAACTGATATATCATTCTTGTCCAACTTTTCCATCTGGTCAAAGATGAAATGCAATAGAGATTTGTTGTTTACGGGTGTCATGCTGTTTGTTTTTAGTGGTTGAATTAAAGTTCGTTTTTTATGTACTTATCAATGATCATTAGACTATCGTTAATGCCGATTGCGAATGTCGCATAGTAGCCAGCAGCGGAAAGCATATTCAGGATCTTCTGTTGCCGTTCAAGGTGTTCATCCATCAGCAGGCTGCCATCCTTCTTATACACCTTCTTGCCTTCCAACTTGATCTCCAAGTAAAGCCCTGCATACTTGCCGTTTGGATAGGCGATGAATAAATCAGGATAGCCAACAAAGCCATTCATTGACTTATGTAATCTGCCCTGCCCGATGGTCATCTTCATCCCTGCTGCGAAGTCAAAGCGATAGACGATGTTAGGATGTTGCAGTGCCATCAACTTAGAGATGCTGATGTAGATGTCTGACTCTCGCCTCTTGCGAATTTTCATAGAAGGGGATTTTTAAGGGGTATTGATTTTTGCCCCTTATCTTTTTTCATTCCTTTATTCCAAGCTCTCTGCCCTGCCTTAAATCTTGTCGGGATTCCTGCCTGCATCAGTCGATTGCCGTGATGTTCTCGCTTGTACTTTAGATCCTTTTTAACGCCTCGTAAGTTGG